AGCATATATTAATAATCTTATGCGACTTGGTCAAGGTTTAAGACAAATTGCTGGGGAAAATAAAGAATTAGCAATTGCAGGAATTATATTAGAACAATCTGCGGCCATTGCAAGTATTGCTTTAAATTCACAAAAAAACTTTGTTAAAAATGGTGGCGTTACAAGTCCATTAGCTTGGATTGGCTTGGCTGGTGATGTGGCTGCTGGTTTGTCTGCGGTATCTGCGGGTGTTAAAGGTATTAGAGATATTCGTTCTGGAACTGCAAGTGGAAGTAATATGTCCTTTGGTAATCCACAAATGACACCTAGCTATTCTACATCACCACAATTTAATGTAATTGGAACAAGTGGAGTAAATCAAATTGCACAAGTAGTAGGGCAAAATCAACAACCAATAAAGGCTTATGTTGTAGGCTCTGAAATAAGCTCACAACAATCATTGGACAGAAATAAAGTGATGACTGCAAGTTTAGGGTAGTGAAAATGTAACAAAATTTTAAATAAACGTTTATACACCATGAAGATTATAGAATTAATAATTTCAAATGATGAGGATGGCATTGAAGCCATTAGCTTGGTAGATAGACCAGCAATTGAAAGTAATTTTATTACATTGGCTAAAGAGTACGAAATGAATTTGGCCGAAGTAGATATTGAAAAGAAAATACTAATGGGACCAGCATTGATCCCAAATAAAATGATTTTCCGTAAAGATGGAGAATCTAAATATCAAGTTTATTTTAGCGAAAAGACAGTAGAGCAAGCAAGCCAGATGTATTTGCAAAATGGCAATCAATCTAATGCTACTTTACAACATAAAAATAAAATAGTTGGTATGTCGTTGGTTGAGTCTTGGATTATCACAGACCCTGAAATGGACAAATCTAAATCTTATGGATTTAATTTACCTAAAGGAACTTGGATGGTATCAATGAAGGCAGACAACCAAGAAATTTGGGCAAAGGCAAAGAGCGGTGAAATTAAAGGATTTTCTATTGAAGGTTATTTTGCGGACAAATTAAGTTTAGAATTATTGCCTGATATTAAAGATGAGGAATTAGTAAGTCAAATTTTAAACATATTAGAAAATGAGTAAAGATAAAACATCAAGTCCTAAAGGCGGAAATCGTGGATGCTTATGTGCAGATGGTACATATAAAATAGATTGTTGTGATGGAGAAATTCATTCACAAGGAATTGGTTCATTAGTTCAAAGTGTAGCATCAAATGTAGTAAACACAAATGCTCCTAGAACAATTGTTAATGTAAGTAATTAATTAAATATATATATGGAATACAAAAGCACAAAAAATCGAGTTAAAGCGGTATTAGGCTTTCAGGTTAATTTGGCGCAGATGAAGCTAGAAGATGGTGTTACCATCGTAGAAGCTGAAGAGTTTGCACCTGAATTTTCTGTTGGCATTGTTACTGCCGATGGTGTTGTACCTATGCCAGTAGGCGAGTACGCATTGGAAGATGGAATGGTTTTGGTAGTTGCAGTTGAAGGGATTATAGCCGAAGTTAAAGAGGCTGAAATCGAAGAAGAAGCAGCGCCAGAAGTAGAAGTAGAAGTGGAGGCTAACGCAGCACCACAAGCACCTGCACCACAAGCAAAGCGAGTGGTTGAATCAGTTAGCAAGGAAACTTTCTTTGCAGAAATTGAGAAATTAAGAGCTGAATTGTCTTTACAGATTAATGAAGTTAAAGCGGAAAATGAGTCTTTGAAATCAGAAAAAGAAGCATTGGAAGTTAAGTTAAATTCAAATGAAGAAGGTGCTGAGCCAATTGTTCAGAATCCAGAATCAGATGAAAAAGTGCAAGGATTTTCTTTCGGTCAAAACCGTCCAGAAACAATCCAAGATAAAGTTTACGATAAAATGTTCAACTAATTAAATTAAATAAAAAATGCCGACTACAACAAGTATTACCACAACCTATGCTGGGGAGTATGCAAATAAAATCATTGCTGCTTCTTTGCTATCTTCTCCTACCATTGATCGTGGTGGTATTGAAGTAAAACCAAATGTACGTTTTAAGCAAGTTATTAAGCGAGTTGGCACCGATGCCATCTTAAAAAATGCTACTTGTGATTTCGATGCAACATCGACAGTTACTTTGACTGAAAAGATTTTACAACCAGAAGAATTTCAAGTTAACTTGCAATTATGCAAGAAAGACTTTGCTTCTGATTGGTTGTCAGTAGAGCAAGGATTTTCTGCTTTCAAAACATTGCCTAAGTCTTTTGCTGACTTCTTAGTTGCACACGTTGCTGCTAAAGTTGCTGCAAAGAATGAGACAAACATCTGGGAAGGTGTTACTGCTAACGCAGGCGAGTTTGATGGTATCTCTACATTATTGGCTGCTGATGCTTCATTGCCATCAGGTCAAGAAATTGCTGGAGCTGCGGTTTCTTCTTCAACTATTGTTGCTGAATTAGGCAAGATTGCTGATGCTATCCCATCTTCTTTGTACACTAAAGATGACCTTTACATCTACGTTTCACAAGCAATGGCTCGCGCTTACATCCGTTCTTTGGGTGGATTTGGAGCATCAGGCTTAGGAGCTAATGGTACTAACGCAATGGGAACTCAATGGTACAACAATGGTTCTCTTTCTTTTGATGGTATCAAATTGTTCGTAGCTGACGGTCTTGCTTCTACAAAAGCAATCGCAACTCAAAAATCTAACTTGTATTTCGGTACTGGTCTTATCTCTGATTTGACAGAAGTTAAGGTTATTGACATGGCTGACATTGATGGCTCACAAAACGTTCGCGTAGTAATGCGTATGACTGCTGGTGTTCAATACGGATTCGCTTCTGATATTGTAACTTACGGTATCACAAACGCTGCTAACTAAAATAAATAGCACCTCATTAATTTGGGGTGCTTATTTTTAACTTTTAAATTCAATCAATATGCCTGGATGCGATATTTCTTTGGGGAGATTAGAACCCTGCAAAACAAGTGTTGGTGGATTAAAAGCAGTTTATTTTATTAATGAAGGAGATGCAACTGGAGTTACTTATGATGTAACTAATACAGATGCAATTTCTGCTATTGCAGGAACTCCAATCGGATTCAAATATGATTTGAGAGGATCAAGTTCATTTGAGCAAACGGTCAATTCATCTCGCGAAAACGGAACTACTTTTTTTACACAAACTTTAAATTTAAGTTTAAAGCAATTAACAATCAAAGACCATAGGCAAATTAAATTACTTGCATTTGGTAGACCACAAGCAATCGTTGAAGATAACAATGGAAACCTTTTCTATTGCGGTTTGAAAAACGGTCTTGATGTTACAGGCGGTACAATAGTTACAGGTGCGGCAATGGGCGATATGTCTGGCTACACTTTGACAATTGTAGGCGAAGAACCAGTACCTGCAAACTTTATCACGACTACTTTAATCGCTGCTGGCGTAACGGTTACATCTGGAGTATAATAATTTTTGTTTGTTTGGGTTGAAATTAGGGGGCAGAGTCCCCCTTTTTTCGTTAAAAAGAAAACAAAACTATTATTTTACGTTTATACACTATGATCGTTTTAAAATCTTCTGCAAGCAATCAAGAAGTATCTTTTATTCCAACAAGAATAAGCGATGCCAATTATCTATTTATTAAGAATGAAACAACAAATGTTGAAACATCTCATAAGATAAATTGCAAGAAGAAAAGTTTTTTTAGTACATTTAAAATGATTTTTGATTTAGAAGAAGGGCATTTCTATTCTTTTAAAATTAAATATTACGGGGTAATTAATAATGTATTGGATTACCATCTAGTTAATAACATTAAGGTTTTTTGTACCAATCAAATTCCAGATACTTATTCTGTAAACGCAGGTACATATACAAGCAATTCAGATTCAATAATATTCTATGAATAAGAAAGACTATTCAAATTCCCATTTTATTCAGTTGGAGGCATACTCACAACCTAAAATCGTGGAATCAAAGCGAGATAATTGGGTTGAATTTGGAGAAGACAACAACTTTTTCCAATTTTTAATTGACAGATACAACGGATCAACAACAAACAATGCAGTAATTAACAACATTGTTAAGTTGATTTATGGTCGTGGCTTAGATGCTACGGATTCAAGTAAGAAGCCTAACGAATACGCACAAATGGTGATGTTATTTAGAAAGGATGTAATTAAGAAAGGTGTTGCTGATTTAAAGCTATTAGGTCAATATGCATTTCAATTAATTTATAACAAACAAAAGACTGAAATTGTAAGAGTTGAACATATCCCAGTACAACTTTTAAGAGCTGAGAAATGTAATAGCAAAGGAGAGATTGAGGCTTATTATTATTCTGACAATTGGGAGGACACAAAGAAATTTGTGCCTAAGCGCATTCCTGCTTTTGGATTTGGCGATAAGACATTAGAAATACTTTACGTTGGAAATTATACGGTAGGACAAAAATATTATTCAAATGTTGACTATGTTGGTTGTATTCCTTATGCTAAACTAGAAGAAGAAATAGCAGATTATTTAATTAACGATGTCCAAAACGGATTTAGTCCAACTAGCATTGTTAACTTTAATAATGGCATTCCAGATGAGGAAAAAAGAGAGTTAATTTCACGACAAGTAACAAAAACACTTACAGGTTCTAAAGGAAAGAAAGTAGTTGTTTCATTTAACAATGATGAAACTAAAAAGACTACGGTTGATTCAGTTCCTTTAAATGAGGCACCAAAGCATTACGAGTATTTATCAGAAGAATCAAAAACAAAGATTCTTTTGGGTCATGGTGTTGTAAGTGGTTTGCAGTTTGGTATTCCAAGTGCAAATGGATTTAGTTCCAATGCAGATGAATTAAAGAACGCAATTACTTTGTTTGACAACATGGTTATTCGTTATTTCCAAGATACATTTATTGATGGCATTAATAAGGTATTAGCTTACAATAAAATCAGTTTAAATCTTTATTTTAAGACCTTGCAACCATTGGAGTTTATTGATTTAAACCCTAATGTAAGTAAAGATGAATTGCAAGAAAAAACTGGTGTTGCTTTGTCTTCTCATATTGATCAATTAAACGTTGAGGAGTTTGGCGAAGACATTGATTTAAACGAATGGGAATTAGTAGATTCAAGAGTTGTTGACATAGAGACAGAAGCACAGTTAGACGCAGAATTAGAGGCATTAAACAACCCTAAGAAATCGTTATTGTCAAAGATATATGAGTTTGTAAGTACAGGAGTTGCAAGACCTAATATTGGTTCTGATGATGATGGTAAATTGTTCCAATCAAGATACCGTTATTCGGGAGATACAACCGCAAAGAGCAGAGAGTTTTGCAAGAAAATGACTGCCGCAAATAAGCTATATCGTAAAGAAGATATTATGCGCATGAGTCAAACACCAGTTAACGAAGGTTGGGGTCCTAAAGGCGCAGATACATACGACATTTTCTTGTACAAAGGAGGCGGGGCTTGTCATCATTTCTGGACACGAGAAACCTATAAAAGGTTTATTGATCCAAGAAGAAAGGGAGCAAAAGAAGTAACACCTGCACAGGCAAGAAAGCAAGGTGAGATATTACCAGCAAATAACAAATTGGTTTACACTAAGCCTGTTAATATGCCAAATAAAGGATTTTTACCAAAATAAGATATGGCTACTGCATTATTTATAAGTAGGGATGAATTAATTAAATATACCGCGCTAAACGGTAATATTGATACAGACAATTTTATTCAATGGGTAAAATTGGCACAAGACATTCATATTCAGAGTTATTTAGGAACGGATTTATTTAATAAGATAAATGCGGATATTGTTGCAAATACTTTAGCTGGAAATTATTTGATGCTAGTAAATGTTTATATTAAACCAATGTTAATCCATTGGTCAATGGTAGAATACTTGCCATTTGCAGCTTATACAATTGCGAACAAAGGAGTTTATAAGCATGGAAGCGAAAATAGTTCTAATGTTGATAAGGCGGAGATTGATTTCTTAGTAGAAAAAGAGCGGTCTATTGCGCAATCTTATACAAGAAGATTTATTGACTACATGAGTTTTAACAATAACTTATATCCAGAATATAATACAAATAGCAATGCAGACATCTTCCCAAGCAAAGAAAGTGATTTTGTTGGCTGGGTCTTATAAACCCAAAAAAGAAAACGTTAAGAAGTTAAAGGTGTATTTAAAAAAAATAGAAAATGAGTCTTAATTTTAGCCATATAAAAGCCGATACATTTGATCAAGTCAACTTTGAGTTGAAGGTTAATGATGTAGTTAAAAATCTTACAGGTGCAGTTATACGGATGCAATTAAGAAAGACTGCGGATGATGCTACACCTGCTTTATCCTTAACATCTGTTGGTGGTGCAGGCATTACAATTACATCTCCTACTACTGGTCTATTTAGAATAAATGCACAAATTATTGATATACCTGTATTTGATTATGAGTATGATATAGAAATCAGATTTGCCGACAATACGGTTAAGACATACGTTCAAGGAATCTTTTCAATAACCCAAGAAATTACAAGATAATGGCAAACGATATAATTGATATAATTGTTACCGATAATTCCGATAACGTACAACTTAATGTAACTCCTAATTTAGTTTCAATCAATGTTTCTCAAACATCTGGGAATATCATCGGATCAAATTATTTTCTAGCAAGCACATTTAGTGCTTTGCCTATTACTGGAGATACAACAACTCTTTATGTTATTAATGATACAAGTTTAATGTATCGTTGGAGCGGTTCTGCTTATACTCAAATAAATTCAAGTGCGGTTGTTGCGTGGG